CTTGCCTCTGACTTTAAGCCATCCCCAAAGACTATCGTCCAAATGGGTATGGCAGCCCGCAGGATCGGATCGATCTGTCGATCGATTAGACCCGGCGGTATACCCCCTAGTGTATGTCACGTATCCGTGACATCCTCGGGGGAGATCGACCATTCCGTCGCACAAGGTGCGCAGGCTTTGGCCGTTAAGGAAGCCCTGGTAAGAATACTTACTAGAGTTCCTATAACCGATGAAGAGGAGTATACTCCCTTCGGTCGGGTACTACATTACAGTGGTATACCACTGTGGCGTAGTTTATTCCGGGATGAGGTTCTGGATACAGAGGCCTCATTCTTGGATACCTTTACCTTTATTAAGGAACAAGGTTGGAAGTTCTACGGGCTCGATAGAGCGCTCGGAGAACAACTTATGTACGTGGCTTGGAAAGAATACGATCCAACCCCCGTATTACGAGCGACCGTTGTCCCAGAAATGGGAAACAAAGCTCGTCATGTAACGCTTTCGGCCTATTGGCTTAATGTGTTACAGGCACCACTTGCTCACGTCTTAATAGACGCGATGAAGTGGCATCCTTCCGTCTTCTCCAGCTTTCACCGACAGGATCAAGCTTTTGAAGCCGCGAAGGGACTTTGTCGATTGGATATTGATAAATACCCATCGATAAAGTATGCGCTCAGTAGTGACCTAAAGGATGCTACAAACGCGCAAAACTGGGAAATCACAAAAGTGATGCTCCAGTCTTTCATAAACGGTTATGGACTATCGTTCAAGACCGATTATGTTAACCTAGTACTCGATCTTATCGGACCGAGACTGGTACTGTTCTCGGATGACACTAGTGTGCTTTCCAAGACAGGTATAATGATGGGCGAGGCTATCGCCAAGCCCTCATTAACACTCCTAAATCTATCGATTGAAGAGTTGGCATTCTTGACCCACATCCAAAAGGAGTGGTATCTCGAATTAAATGAGGCGGCGCCCTATCGGGCGTGGCGCTACATTCATATAGGTGGTGACGATCACCTCGCTAGAGGACCGCTCAACTACCTTAAAACCATTACTGATATACATATCAAGTGTGGTTCTCACATATCCCCCGGGCAACATGGTTACTCGAGGTATTGTGTTAAATACACAGAGAGATTAATAAATCTGGAGAATATTAAATATAAGAAACCATTCTGTGTAGAAGACCATAATCGGTCAACTATCGTTGACTCGGTTAAGGTTAGACTTCTCGAGCGAGGTCAATCGACCTTACTTAAGAAGGATAACAAGAATGTGGCGATTGGTAAATCGACACAACTTGGTGGATGTCTAGAATGGTTGCCGAAAGACGACCGATTCTATACATTAGACAAAATTGAGTCCATTAGGGCTCTTTTTGTTGAACGAATGGGAAGTTTACTACCTAGAAAGGCGGTAAACCCCAAAGCGTTTGCAGCCATACACTTACCAACTACCGTTGGTGGCTATGGCTTAGGGCTAAAATCCGAGTTAAAATATTATCTCGAGAGGTCGCCCAAACCCCATATCTTCCTTCTATCGAAAGCGGCCATGGGGTTAGACGTCAGAAAAGATCTGCGGAAATTCCGTCAGCTCAACTCTAACGTTAGTGCTCGAGGTATATCCTGTATTCAAGATTACCAAGAGGACCTCATTGATAGGCTGAATGAATATCCAACCTACATCAATGCAATTCATTGGACGGAACTGCGAGAGCGGTTCCCAGATCCTTTGAATAACGCGAGGAGAACTATTGCTCTCGCCGCGAATGAAGGAATTCTCTCTGTCGAGGAATTCGTTCGTAGAGCTACTAGAGGAAATCTCTTCCAGGAGCTTCTACTTGGTACTGAAAACCTAAAGGTCTTTAATACCAGGAAATTTACTGACACATACTATCGTGTGTGGAAGTATTGTGAATCTGAGGGGATGGCCGATTGGCCGGACACTACAGATTTAACATCTGAGGAGATTGCAGCAGCAATCAACCAGATGGTACCACAATGGTATTTTGATATTAATCAGGATACCACGGTGGATGTCGGAACTATTGACCAGGATACTGGTGAAGAAAGTTACGATTTCGTCGAGGGGAGCTATATAGAGCTCTATCAGAAAGGACTACCGTCCTTAACTATATCTCCTCGACGCCTAGGACTCAAGCTATACTAATAAGTATAGCCTGAGTTTAATCCGGGTGCTATCGCACCCAAGACCCGCTCTATCGAGTAAAACAACAGAGTACGATAGTACTCGGCATTCTGCTTAATAAAGCAGCACTCGGCGCTTGTTTGGGTATCCCGAAGGAGTAGCCGTAACGCCTACCGTGCATAGTCCATGC